GCACTTGGTCGTTAACGGAGAAATCATTATCTACGGAATCACCTTCCTGCTCTGCGAGGAAGTAGCATCGGTATGCCTTCTGCGAAACCTCATTATAAGTTACGGTAACGTTTTCTACCTTATGGGCCACCACACCGCCAGCAGGAGAAATAATCTCCTTACCACCGATTGTAGATGTCTTCTTGATTACAAGCTCCTCGAAGATAGCCTTCATTCTTACCTCCAAGTAATCTGTGATGAGATGAGAACGACCTTCTGCATCGGGAGTCCACGAGCCTCCGTTCTCATTGTTGAAGTTACCGACAAGCAATCCACTTACAAGCTTCTGCACCTTCTCGAAGGTTATCGTACCTTCTGCTGTATCATCGATATCCCTGCGGATATACTTCTTCAGGATGGCAGCTTCTCCGTCCAGATCCTTCGCCACGTCAGCCACACCAGCCTTCAGTTTCTCACCTTTATATAATAGGTAGCCTCCTACGAAAGAGAGTGCATCAAGCACACTGATGTTGATATGCTCGTGGCCAACCTCTCCATTTCCTGAATATCGGTTGGATATCGCCGATAGGAAGGCTGAAAAGATGGCATCTGCAGTAGTTGTACCCCACTCTTCCGAGTGAGGGTCCTGAACCGGGAACAAGACCCCTCCACCCAGCTGCTGGCGCGGGAACTCAACTAAGCGAGGGGCGATAGTAAAATTTCCGATATCAGGCAGATGGATATCCATCTGCTTAAGGCTCTCCCCGCTTGCTCTCGAGAGATTCAGGTAAGGACGGGCATTGGAATATTTGTAGGTGAAGGTATAGTTGGATGGCAGTTCCTTCGCCTCATAGTTCACGTCACTCTCGGTGACGGTAATCTTCCGCCAGCTGTTGCGATGATATACATACTTGCCCAGACTCGGGAAAAAGTCGAGCAGCCACAGGCGCTCCTTACCGTCCAGATAGCCGGTGTTCTTCTTGAACTTCCTGGTGGTATCTACACGATATTCCTCCGAGTCATCCTCGATCTCAGCCACGTTGTGGGTATGTTCTGCAGTATTCTCGCTGTTGCCGTAAGCCCTGAAGCAGTCCACTCCTCCCAGCGAATTCTCAAAGAGGAACCATTCCTCCTCTTCGCTCTTCATGTCGCTGGCATAATAGCGCTGCACATAGGTAAGCCGGTCGCCGCCTTCCTTCTCCACCCATACGTCATAATAGGATGGAGTCTTTTGATTGAGAGCCTTGGCGATGATGGCATACTGCACCGGGATGGTATAGACGCAGCCCTCGGTAAGATGGGCAAGCGTGATTTCCGATTCCGTATATCCCGTGCCGTTCCAGAGATACGCCTTGCACTTCACCGCACAGGCTTCTGCAGCATAATAGGTCAGGAACTCCGGCGAATAATACGTCACAGCCTTCACCTGCGGCTGCCAGGTGAGGAAATTGTTTTTCAGAAAATTCTCGGCAGAATCGGCGAGCTTATCCACTCCGGCTCTGATCACCGAGAAGGAGAATTCCTTCCTGTTGCCGGCATCCCCCACATCGTAGATCTCTACCGAGAATGCCTTCATGATGTTCTCCTGGATATACGGAGTGCTGTCATCCTTCAGCTCAAAAGCCAGCAGCGGAAGGATGATGTCTTTCACATCTACCGTGATGCGGTGCTCATCATTCGGCGTATAGGTGTGCTGAACGATGTTCTGCTCTGCGCCATGGTAACGAAGGGCAAAGACCACGTCTGTCTTCGAGTCGTTGTATATCTCGAAGACATTCATGGAGCCTACCATGCTCAGGGCATCTGGATATAATAAAACCTGTATCATCTTAATGTTGGGTTGATTATTTATACCGCAAAATTAAGAAAATACAGGTAACTTTCAAAGGACTCTCCCGCGTCCTAGATTTTCTCGCATTCCAGCCATGTCGTGGTGCAGTGGTACACCCATTTGGAGTGACGGAACATCGTCGCATGTCTGGTTTTCTGGCTTACAAACGTCTTCTGCAGACCATATTTCTGCCCCACATATTCGGCTGAAGGAAGAGGAGGATAGATGATCTTGAAGGTTCGGTCCTTGTCGTCTCCCGAATTCTCATATTCGCTGCCCGACACCTCCACCGTCTCTTCATGGCCAACCCATCTGTAACCGCAGCTCAAGGCTGGCATCACGTCTATCATCCGCGAAGCTTCATGTATAGGGGTAGTGAGGGCGATGGTCCTGAGCTCGCTTTCCGTAGGTTCACTCTTCCCTCCGAGGGTAAACTTCAGCTTGTTGAAGAAGAAGCTCACTCCCCTGATCACCACCTTGGCATAGGAAGGCAGGTTCTGCTTCTGCGACTGGGTGAGCAGCAGCTTCACCTTGAGTTCCTGGAGTGAATTCCTCAAGAGGAGGTCATACTGGCGGTAGAATTTCTCGAAGATCCCGTCATCTCCGTTATACACCAGGGCATAATCGAATATCTTGCGGTAGAGGGACTCCTCTGAAGCATGAGATGGCGGGCCGAAGCGGTTGTCGTATTCATAGTGGATATCGTATGCCGTAACGGTTCCGCAGGGCATCCCGTCGGTCGATACATACGGGAAGGCAAGCATCACCGGGGTGGTCACCGCTTCCTCGCTGCTCTCCGAATTGTCCTCGGTGGCAACCTTCATCGATGAGTTGAGCGTGGCATAGCTGCCTATGTAGAGGAATCTGCCCATCTCCCGGCTGATGGTGTCATCATCCACCTGCTGGCGGTACTTCAGCGTTCTGGTCTCCGGTATCATCTCGGGTATCTCGATATCCTGGGTATCGGTATCTTCCTCGCCGGTATCATAGCTCTGGGAGCCCTCGCCTATCTTCGATTTCACATGATAGTTGCCCGAATATCCGTCCTTGTAGAAGCAGCCATCCACCTTGTCGAAGTAGGCTCCGGTGTTCTTTGCCAGCATATCCTTCAGGTCGTCGTAGCTGTCCTCGGCGTCACTGTCTGCCTGGTGCTTGGCGCGCAGCACCACCCGCTTGTAGTCGGATGCCGTCTTATAAGATAAGGTGGGCTCCTCCGTCATCTGGCGGGTGAGATCTGCTGCAGGAGCACTCTCCACCGCATCCTTCAGGAAGATGATGCTCGCCTGGTGAGTTCCCTCGTCAGAGACGAACTCGCACAGAAACTTTTTCCGAAAAACAGAGAGGAAATCGGAGACGGAAACATCCGGCAGAAGGTCCTCGATGCGGATATGCCCGTTCACCATCACATCGATCACATTATTCACCAGCACCATCTTGGTGAACGGATCGGTCTGGGTGAAGAAGTTCTCCTGCAGGTCGTAGCCGAAGTACTTGAACACCCTCTTCAAAACGTAGTTGGCTCTGATAAACGGAGAGATGTAGTAGCCCCGGGTCAGACTCACCGGAATCTCGTTTACATATTCCGTTCTATTGAACTCTCCCTGAAACCGGTTCGACTTTCCGGCACACGTCACGAAGTCGTAGGCATCAGGAGCCGCCACATACTCGTAGCCTCCGGTGTTCTTGAATCTCCAGTACTTGGCAGCCGGAAGCTTCTGCTGGTTGCCCCATCCGTTCAGTATCTTGTAGTCGTAGCCGGTATCCTTGCCCGAGTCATCGGTGAGCAGCACCGGGAAGATATCGTAGTTCTCGTTTTTCCCGCCGATGAGCGACCGGCAGAAACTGATGCACTCATCGAGGGTGCTGCACCCCGGTATCATCTCGTCCTTGAAGATGCTCTTCAGCTTCACGTTCTGTATCTTCGAGTAGAAGGATCCGTCGTTGATGTAGAAGGAAGAGGAGATGTTGCCCTTGTGCTGAGCCGAGAGCACAATCTGCCTGCACTGGGCAAAATATTCCCCGTCCTCGATGCTTACGTTGGCCGCCACTATCTTCTCCCGCAGACCGAAGGTGTCGGGATATCCCAGTATCATGCGGTTGTAGTCGCTTGCCGGTATATCCAACGGGGTGGTCGTCTCCCCGTAGTCGTTGAAGAACGGATTGGTCCGTTCCACCTCCAGCTTGGCGCCTTCGCCAAGCTGGTAGGTTTTTCCCTTATCCAGATTCGTTATTTTCATAGATCATCATTTATTTTTTGGCAAATTTCCTCGCCTGGTTTCTCAATTCCTGCTTGGCATCAAGCTCCGTGAGCGAGATATGGGAGTGAATTCCGTTGTCGCGAAGCTCCCTGAGCAGTGCCAGGAGCTCGTCATTACTGCGTCCCGACGTAGCAATTCCTGCGTCGCGATGTGGGAATTCCTGCGTCGCGACGTAGGAATCAGCCCCACTAAGACTTGGTACGGAGCGGGTACGGTGAGGGTACGGAGCAGGTTCTATGCTGCCTCCCAGTGCCCTGCCCTGCATGGCCATCAGATACTTGCCCATATCAAAGGTGCGTATCTGTCCGGCTCGCTGGGCTGCATCCATCAGATGGATGAGCGGGGCGATGGTAGGATTTTCCAGGGCTGCATTCGATGCCACCCACTCCTTGCTTCTGCCCTTGGGACCCTCGCCCACGATGACGGTAGGATGGTCGATATACCCACGCTTACCAGGTGAGTATTCGGCATTGAAGTGCTTGCCGTCCTGTTCCCGCTCCACGTCGATGCGTCCACCGCTCTCCCTTCCGCTGGCTATGCGGCTGCCTGCCGAAGAGGTTCCGCTGGCTGATCCGTTGAGGGTCATGCGCTTCACCTTCTGGCGCTCGGCATTCGCCACGGCCAACTGGGCTGCACCCGTCACACCCATCAGGGCAGCTGCCACGCTTCCGGCTATCGGACCCATCTCGCTGTATGCCTTCATGATGGAGGTGGCAGTATTCGAGATGATCTGAGCTGCCTGCATGGCGAAGTTCACGTCGGCATACTTCTTCTGTATCTTCAGCTTCTCGTTGGCCTTCTTCTTCTCCAGCTTTTCCTGAAGGGCGGTGTTACCCTCGGCTGCCTTGATTTCTGCATCATACTTGGCATCCACGTTCGCCATCTCGGCATTCTGCAGCGCACCCACGGCATTGCTGAAGAGGTCGGTGTAATACTGTGCCTGCTTCATGAAGGATTCCTTCTTCATCTGCTGCACCCTCTTCTCATATTCCTCCTGGGTGATATACTGGTTATCGAGTGCCTGCCGAAGCTGCACCAGCTGCTGGTCGTACTCGCTCTGCTGGTCGAAGCCGAGAGCCTGCCTAGCCTGCTTCTTCTTGTCGTCCTGCTGATCAAGCTGCTCTTTATGCTTGGCGATGTATTCCTTTTCTATCTGCTTCTGGGCATCCCTGTATGCCTTCTCCACCTGCACGGTGTCCTCGCCGTTCTGCTTGGCGAGGTCGAGAGCTGCCTGATAATATCCCTTCAGTATCTCCAGCTTCTGGTCGCGCTGCTGTTCCAGGGTCAGTGCCTGCTGCGTCTCCCCTTGCTCCATCACCTTGGCAAGTGCATCCTGGTAAGCCTGTTCGGCTGCCACCTGCTGGTCGAAATGTGCCTGCTCTGCAGCCCGGAGGTTCGCCAGCTGTTTATCCTGGAGTGATTTTTTCTTCTCGCCATCCTTGATATCGATGTTCTGCGACTGCTCGCTGTAGGAGGTCTCAATGGCGAGGATGTTGGCGGTATGCTGTGTCTTCAGCGCCTGCATGGCGAGGTCGTACTTCTCCTGGGTGGTCTGCTTCTGGGCGAGAGCCATGTTCCAGTTGTTCACGTCCTGCTGGTAATCCTGATTGGCAGCATCGATATCAGCCTGGCGGTTTTCAGAAAATCTATTCGATGCGATATCGTCTGGGTTAGGGGCTGATGATGTTCCGGTGGTATGACCGCCGCCCGTTTTTCCGCCGCCATTGCCGCCGATATTGCTGTCTGGAACCTCCGGATCCGTAGCATCCTTCACGGTCTGGTGCATGATGTCTTTGCCGTAGGCGTTCCTTATGATGCCAATCTGCTTGTCGATCTGGTTGATGCCATCAGTAAGCGATTCTACTTCTGACTTGAAACGAGAGACGGCATCCACCTGTGTGTTTCCGGTAGCGCCCCATGATGTGGTATATTGGAAGCCACGGGCATTGTTGGCATCAGCCAGACGATCCTTCGCCTTGGTAAGCTTGATGGTGAGTCCGGCACGCTGCTCGGCGAGTCCCTGGATCTGCTTCTTGGCACCCTGCACCTCGTAGAGCCTTACCAGGCTGTTGATATAAGCATCCAGTGCCTTATTCGATGCCTTGAATTTCTTGGTGGTCTTGTCGATGGTGGCATTGTAATGAGGAACGATCCTGTTGAGTGCCTCGGTAGCCTTGAGTCGCTCGTCCATGGAGAGCTTTTCGTTATTGGCTACCTTGATCAGATTCTCCAGCTTCAGCTTTTCCTCCACCACCTGCCTCTGGGCTTCTGCCTTGATGGCATTGAGCGACTTCTGTGCCTGAGTAGCTGCATCGGCTGCCTTCCTCATATCCCAGAGTTTCATGGCGAGAAGGGCAACGCCTGCAGCTACCAGTCCGAAGATGTTGGCCTTGGTGGTGGTGTTGAGCGCTGCCATTGCCGTCTTGGCCTTACCCAGCTGAAGGGTCAGACCGTAGAAGGCAACCTTTGCCACGTTGATCAACACGTTTCCCGTTCCGAGAACCACATTCCATGCCTTATGAACGAGGACGATTCCCTTGGTCATTGCCAGATGCAGCTTTCCTGCGTTGACTACGGCAAGCTGTGCTGTCTTGAAGGCTGTATAGGCTACCACCAGGGTGAGGATGGATTTCCGGTTCTCCACCAGCCAGGAGATGAGATTGATGATTCCCACCTTGGTCTCGGAAAAGAAATCTTCATAGGATTCCGTGAGCGGCAGAAGCTGCTCTCCCAGCCGTCTCTGGGCGTTCTCCCATTCGGCTGTCTTCCTGGCAGCCTTGTCTGCTGCACTGATGTAGGTATCGCCTGCCTCGGCAAGCTGGGTATCTACTATCTTGGCTACAGCCTTCATGAAGTCGCCCGTCTCCTTGGTCTTCTCTGAGATTTCTGCCGCAGAGATACCCAGATTGTCGAGGATCATCGGGGATTTACGGCCCAAACCGGTCACGATGCTGTTGGTCATATAATCTACCGACTGACCCGTCTGCTGAGCCTTCAGCTGGGCAAACTGCAGATACTTGCCAAGGTCTTCCAGCGGAATGCGGAAATCCTTGGCCTGCACGGCAGCCGTCATCAGCTGCACGTCGTTCACAGTACCCTTGGTTGCCTTGCGCAGGTTATCCAGCAGGTTCGGGTCATCCATATCCTTGAATGCCTTGATGACACCATCAGCCTGGGCTGCCATCTCCATTCCTGCCTTGGCAGATTCTGATACGAATTCCTGAAGCTTTCCTGCCTGCTGCCCGAAGAACTCAACCACCCTGGTGGCGAGGTTGCCGAAGAACACGCTGTTAACCTCATCACTTGATGCAAGTTCCTTGAAACCCTTGGCGTTCTGTTTCAGTTCTGCCATTCTTCCCGACACATCCTTCAGCTTCTGCTCAAGGGCTGCATAGGCTGCAGGATTGAGCGACTGGGCTGTGTCATCCAGTTCTCGCTGCAGCATTTTCTGCTGCTTTCGAAGCTGGTTCATCGACATATCCAGGACATTCAGCTTCTGGGTCTGCTCCGATATATCCTTGGTGGTGCTTCTTATCTCCTTACTGGTGGCACGATATTGCTCGGCCATGTTCTTGTATTCCTTGGTATTCTTTCTGCCGGCTGCCTCCATCTCTACCATGGATTTCAGCTGCTGCTTGTTGACGGTCTTCAGCCCCATCAGCTTATTCTCCAGTTTCTTGATTTCCTGCTGAGCCTTCGACGACTCCACGTTCACTATCAGCGAAACCTGGTCTTCCGTTAAATGTTTGTTGGCCATAACTTATGATTTTTGTGGGTTGAGTGATTTTTCCAGTTCCTGGCGGATGCCGTTTCTTACTTCATCGTTGAAGCCATAGCGGAGTTTAGGGAACGTTTCGTGATACAATACGCCCCAGACTACGCGGTTGTACAGTGCCAGGTTCCTGCGCTTGAACTTGCTGATGCGGTCGTTGCGCTGGCGGTACTGCATATCCAGGAAACGGAGATAAGGAAGGATCCGCACGAAGATGGTGCGGTTCTCGCCCGATATCTGACTGTCGAACGAGTGAGCGGAGAGCGTGGTGAGCAATCTGCCGGTACGGCGCTTATAATGATTGCGTACCACGTTCTCCTGGGTGGAGTATATCTTCAGGATGCCTTCCTGAAGAGTCTCGTGAACGAATTTCTTTTTAACAAGACTGTCTGTTACCATATTCTTTGTACATTACTAATTAGTAATGCAAATATAGTAACAGACAGACGAAGGGCAAAGGACTCTTATCCGAAGAGAGCCTTATAGATAGGAATTCCCAGCAATGGGGTGAGCACGGTACACAATCCGAGGTAGAATACCCACAACACGGGATTGCAGGATCCTACGATAAACGGACCCACCGTCAGTGCGATGACGAACGATATGAACATGATGAAATCAAAAAACTCCATAATCTCGAAAATTTAATGCGTTAATAATTCTCCGGGTGCAAAGATACACCGCTTTTTCTGAAAAACCAAATTTATGGCTAAGAAAAAAGATGGCTACCCTCACGGGCAACCACCTTCGGCAAAATTTCACAATTTATTACTAAAGCTTGTTTTATGTAACAAATAACCAAAAAAAATCTTATTTCTTGCGATACTCCTGGAATGCCTCGTAATCCTCCTTGCTGATCTCGAAGCAGCAGCAGATGTGGGCGTTCTTGAAATCGAGATCCTCCGCATATTTGGAATCCTCGAAAAATGCATGCGAATGATGAAGGGCGTCCACCAGCGGGAACTTGTCTCCATCCGTCTCTACCACGAAGTCCTTCTTGCAAAGTATATCGCCATTCTTGCGAGGAATAGAAGCCTCTGCATAGTAGTACTTGCGGGGCTTCTCGCCTGTGAGCAGCTCCGTGAGCTTCCCGTGCATCTCCTTCAGCTGGTCATCTGTAATGCCAGAGATATACATGCCGTTCATGCTGAGCATGTGGTAGCGCTTTACCTCACCAAAGTCGTTCACCTCGCACTCATCAAAGATAGGGTGCATTCTCTCCTCCTCAATGTTGCCCGCAACATAAGTTCCAACATTTATATTCTTATTATTATCTTCCATTGTTTCTTGTTTTAAATCATTAATTCTATTCCATATTTATCACAAAGCGCTGGTACTACAGTCTGCATTACCTTACGGAAATGCGGATCATTTTCGTAGGCTTCTATCATAGCCTCGACTATGACAGATAGGTTTCCGCCTATGGCCACGCATCCGGCACCAGCTTCAGAATCTTCACACTCAGAATTCACCACCATTAGGAAGGCGCGATTTTTCTTGTGTTTTTCTGACCAGCTCTTCATGCCTTGAGATATCTTTTGCGGATATTCCATAGATTTCATATCCTCTGGAATTTTCGCATCAAATCCCGTTATTACGTCCGGGCTACCTGCATTATTCTTCTTTCCCATTATTCTACTCCTCCATCTTTAGGCTTTGGACGGCTCCATCCTTCGGGGTACATCTGCTGAGAGTCTTCGGCAAGATTTGCCCCCCCAGAATTGCGGTAAGCCTCGAAAATCTTGTGGCGCTGGTTCTGAAGCTCCAGGTTCTTCAGGGCGTGGTCGCCCTTTGCCTCTGCCATGCCGGTAAGATAGATCTCGGTAGCCTTGCGGCGGGAGTCGTGGGTGTTGCGCTCACGATCATTGAGGGAACTCTTCTTGCTGCTGAACTCCAGCTCCAGTTCCTGTCTCTCACGCTGAATAGACTCCAGGATGCTGTCGGCTAAACTCTTTTGACAGTCGCACTCCTGCTGAAGCTGGATCTTCTTGCGCTCATAGGCCATACGCTCCTTGTTGATGGCTTCGGTGTTCTCTACTAACTGACGATGAAACTCGTCGGTGGTCATTACCTCGGCTGCTGCCTGGGTATTGATATTCTTCTCCTGATTCATAATTTATTAAATGTTTTATGCGTTAATAATTCTCTGCGTGCAAAGGTACGGAATTCCTGCCTTTGCGCAAAGGACAAACATATAAGCCCCGTATGGCTATTTCCCATCCCGCTTGTTTATCACGATAGCGATAGTTCCCACGCCCGTACCACTCTTCTTAAAGGCACCTTCCTCTATCTCGTAAACCTGGGCGGAAACTTCTTCCAGGAATGCGCGGAAATCCTTGCATACCTTTTCCGAAGCCTGCTGCCAATGCCTTGAAGTAATGGCTGCCACGGTTCCACCGGGCTTGAGATCATGGTACATCTGCATCACGTGCCTGATGTCCTGGTTCTTCGAGAAGGGAGGGTTGGCTACTATCAGGTCGTACTCCGAAGGGTGCTCTGCCTGGGTGAAGTCGTCGCCTAGCAGGCGGATATGATCCAGCTTGGAAAGCTTCTCCTTATTCTCCGGCATCAGCTCGTAGCAATCTACAACCACGTCTGGCTGCACCCTGTGGATGGCATCGATGATGGCTCCTGTTCCTGCACTAGGCTCCAGAACCTTACAGTCGGGACTGAAATCGCCTGCCAATGATACCAGCCAGTCGGCAACCTCGGGTGGCGTGGCGAAGAACTGGAAGTCCTTGGCCAGATTACACCGCTTGCCCTCCATCAGTATGCCTGCCACTCGGGTGGCATCGAAGTCGAAGCTGAAGCCCTGCACCTTGCCGCCCGTCCACTTGCCGCCGGCTTCCTCTATCCAGACCTTCACGTCGGCATAGGCCTTCTTGCTCAGCTGCACATTGGGCAGATAGAGTATATTGTCCTTGAACGTACATTGCTTGAGGACTTCCTCTGCTGACAGCTTCTTCCCGTCCTGCTTGCCGGATTTGCCGTCATTGCTTTCGGTGAATTCCGGTGCCAGCAGATGCAGCAGCTTATATACGAGTTTCTCGTTAACGCTCTGCATACGGCTGACTGCCTGCAATACTTCGCTGAAGAATGCGGTATCTACGTAACCTGTATCATCGTAGATGTCCACTCCCTCGAACGAGTCGCACAACGTGTGAAGATTCTCTGTGCTACCACGTAACATTTCTATTAAAGTCTCTTTGCTGCTCATCATAACTTTTCTGTAAATAAATCCTTGTAGTATCTATGCTGCCGTGCCCTAGGAGGTCGGCAAGCTGCACAATGTCCTTGTTCTTCTTCAGGTACATCTTGGCAAAGAAGTGGCGGAAGGCATGGGCATGCATCTTCTTTCTGTCGATGCCCACATGCTCGCCCCAGTTCTTGAGATTTTCCGAAAAACCACGCTGGTTCATCGCTTGCCCATATCGGTTCAGGCAGATAAGACCTTTCTTGCCGGTCTCCTTGACATAGTCCTTCACCTCGCGCTGCAGCTCCTTCTGGAAAAAGAACCGGCGGTACTTGCTGCCCTTTCCTTTCAGCACCACTTCGCCATGGACGATGTCCTCCCACGTGAATTTCATGAACTCATGCAGTCTGGCACCTGTGGTGGCGAGTATCCGCACAAAGAAGTAATAGTCTTTGTTTGGCTTCGCCTTCAGATAGGCCAGCAGCGCCTCGTATTCCTTCTCCGTTGGCACGTTCTCCACAGACAGCGTTCGCTTGTGCTTGCGCCGTTTGACGGATATGGGCTTCTTGGCGAATTCGGCAAACTTCTCGAATCCAGAGATGCGGAGATTAATGGTGTTTGCCTTCTTGCCCTGGTCTTCCATCGTCTTGAGGTAACGTTTCACGTTCTCTGTGTTGAAGTCATCTGCATACTGATAGAAGAGCTTCATGCCCGTGACGTAGCTAGCTTGCGTGTTGTGCGAGAAATCGAACTCCTGGGAGAGCCAGTTGGCAAAAGCACCGAGCTTATTCCTGTTGCGCTCGGAAGTCACTGATTTCTTTTCCAGTGCCTTCACCTGCCTCTTCTTTCTGTTGTAACCGACACCGAGAAAAGTCAGGAAGTCAAGTACGCAGTCGGAGTATCCTGGGGCAAGAGCCATATCGGATGCGAAGTTTAGCCGATACTGTTGGTATCCCTTGCGACTGATACTCTCGGCGTGTTCCAGGAAATGGGCGACGTACTTCATGCTCTCGCCAAGTTTTCGTGAAGTGACGTTGGCGCTGCATAGATATTCCAAGTATCTGATTAAATACTCTTGTCTTGCTTGTTCCATGAATGTTTGCGTTAATAATTCTCTGCGTGCAAAGGTACGGAATTCCTGCCTTTGCGCAAAGGACAAACATATGAGTGATGTATGGCTATTTTCCCTCTTCCTCTACCGGGCGCCAATATACTGCGAAGGTGTTGCACTCGGCGAAGCTGTCGGCATCGCTGCCTTCTGTCCAGATAAAGGGAATGCCATCATCGTAGCGCATTCCGTCGGCAAGCATTACGCTCTCGTGGTGGTCATCGGGCGTGCGGGGGTCGTGGAATCTCACCTTGGCTCCCTTCATGAAGCCTTCAGACACCTCGAGGAACTTTCTCGACTTGAAGATAAACAGGCTTCTGCCTGCTTTCTTGTATTGGAGCAGGCCGCTGTTAGTCATGCTGCATACCTTCTGACTCAGTTCCATGGCCTCCTTGTCACTGAAGGTTTCTTCCGAGTTAGAACTGATCGTTGTCAGCGTGGTGTCGGGATAGAACATCCTGTATTCTGCCACGCGCTCTGCAATATCCGTTAAGACATCTATATTCTCCATACTACATCACCTCCCCTCCGAAAAGATAACCACCAGCAATCATCACTACCGCGAAGCAGACTATGCCCACAATGGCCAATGCCACCTCGCCATACGTCACCTTCTCCTCGCAGAGGTAGCTGAAGATCTCGCTCCTGGTAGCCATGAGGCGCTTAGCCTCACGCTTGATTGCACACTTGAGGGATTTCATTCCCTCGTTCACATTCACGTGGATGCCGGCAGGCTTAGCCTGCATCGCATCATTTAATAAAATAGAATTCTGCATATTGCATCATCTTGTAACCATTAGCAGCGCACTTGTTTCGTGAGAAAAGGGTGGCGGCTGCATTCCCCGTTGGTTACAAGATGATGGCTTATCCGAGAGGACAAATCAAATCTTACGGTTCATGCAGCCGCCATATCGGTACACCTTTTTCCCGTTGCCGGGAAAATGATACTCTTGGGCATAAAAAAAGCCTGCGGCTGAGAAGCCATAGGCGAAACGGTCGCCCTGCCGGATAGACTACAATCATCTTGTAACCGGTGGCAAAGGTAAGAAGAAAATCCGGAACCGCCAAATAAAAACGGGGAAATTTTCGCACGATGCGAAAAATTAACACTAAAAGATGCTGTAGAGCATAAAATCGGGGTGATTCGGGGAATTATTCGGAATCAATCGGAATCATTCGGAACCAATCGGAACGAAAAAGCCCCCGATGCATCTCGCACCAGGGGCTTCTAAAGCGATCTTTTAATTTTTAATGTGTGAATAGATAACCCTATGCTAACTGCAAAGAGCTAATGCGTTGTCCAATCTCCTGGACGGCACGATTGAAAATATCTTTCTGCTCGGAATTGAGCGTATAAGTATGACCACGAACCTCTGAGCCATTGAGACGCTGAGAGAGCCATGCAGCGCTTTTACCGAAGTATTTCTGTGCGATGTATCGAAGTGGAAGCAATTTATAATCTGCCTCTGCAAGCTGCTCACGCAAAGTGGCAACCTCCAGCTTCAGGTTTGCTACTCTATCTACAACCACCTCACTAATATATTTCTTATCCTCCTCCGTAGCATTTGCGCTGAGATAGCGATGAATCTCGTCTCTGCGCTCTTTGCTCTTGACATCCTGCTTGCTAGCCAATGCCATGTACTCTGCCATTAATTCTTTAATATGCTCCATATTCTTATATTTATATTGTTTAAAGAACCTCCCCCCTAGGGGAGGACTTTTTAGTTTTTTCTTTGCTTGTAGAGCTTAGAAAGGTCTGCGAGTCTCAAATCAATCTGTCTCTCGTAATCGAAGACCAAGTCTTTCAGTTCGAGAAGAGCCTTGATTTCGTCTTCCTTTCTTTTAATTTCTTGCTCTAACTCTTTTTGTGTCATACGCTTAAAATTAAATTGTTAAACATCTAGTTATCTATTCACGATGCAAAGATACATAAAATTCCTTTAACGACCAAATAAAACATAAACTTTCTTTTATGTTTAACTCATTTTTAACGTTTTGATACGGGAAATAAGCGGAAAAAGCGTATCTTTGCAGAAAAGAAATGTTTCACCTATTAATATATATATAAGGTATGGAAAAGATAATAAGTAACAAGGCTGCCTCCTTTGCCAGCATGAAGCTTGCCAGATATGCACTGGAACGGGCAGATCTGAGAGCCAGCAGCATACTGGAGCAGTACCGCAAGTCAACAGACCGCAACTATACGCTGGCAGGTTTCATCATGACGGTATTCATGGCGCTCACGGCTTTCCTTGCCACGGAAAAGATGACCCTGATGCTGATGGCTATCACACTCCCTTTATGGATAGGAACCGGAGTGGCACTGCTCATCCTATTCTGTAAGGTAATGTGGGTACACGACTTCATAGCATCGGGCGATGATGCCGCCATGATGCTGAGGGATGATCTGGTAGATGTGGCCATGAACAAGGGCTTGCAGGATGAAGGAAAGGCAAACGATGAATACCTGCACCATCTCGTGATATCATCCATCAGGCGCACCCTTAACGCCACGGAGCATAACCGTGCCTGCCTTAACAGAAGAAACCGCCACGTAAAACGAGCAATGACCGCAATCATTGCCTCGGTGATAGTGAGTGCAATGACTACGGTCATCCTGCTGGCCTTATCTTTTCTTGGGATTATTCCCGTGGCTTGATGTATCCGGATAACTGTTCGGATCCTCTGGCCAACCATCCTCATTGTAGTTTGGTTTCATAATCAATAAAAAAGGGCCCGTGCATCCGGAGAGCAGTCCTTCAGCACGAGCCACACAGCTGTATTTCTTTTCACTTGTTATGTACAAACTCTGCTCAATCTGCACACAACCCTAGTTCAATGTCATCATTACGCCTGCAAAGATAACACTTTTCTTCGAAACCATCAAACATTTTACTGATTATTTTCAGAAAATAGCAAGAAAAGGCCCCGATGCATTGCTGCACCGGGGCTGAGTTGAGTTATTGAACATGTTAGCTATGCTAACTGCAATGCGCCACAAGGCTATGGCGACTTCTGTCTTATGGGGAACGATGACCCCAGCCTCATTATATCCTGTCCGCAGCCGCACGCAAGCGATTGGAAACATCGCAAAGTGCTCCACGGAGCATAACCTTCTCCTCTTCGGTGAAACCGCCTACACCGCCATTACCGTCAATACCATCGAACTTATGATAAAGCCATGATGCCGATTTTCCGAAATAGGCGTGTGCTATCTCGCGCCATGATACCGTCATCTGGATATCCTGTATGCGCTGCTTTACTGTGCTGTCCTTAGCCTGCTTCATTGTTACTTCCATAATCTTATGCTTTTTAATGCCCTCCCCGAAGGGAGGGGTTCTGTTAATACTTGGTGTAATACTCGGGTGGCTCAATCATCTCATCAAACAGCTGCTGAGCGTACCATAATAACTGCGGATTACCTCTAGGGTATGACTTTCGGAAGTTTCTGATAGCTTCTATCAGTTCTTCCTCTTTTTCTGTTACTAAAATCTTTTTCATTTCGTTTTCTTTTAAGACGCTGCAAAGATACTACTATTTTTCGTAGTAGCCAAATATCTAATACGAAAAATCGTCGTATTAACTATGTTTAAGCTTTCTATTCATGAAAAGATAGAAAATGAGCGGGAAAAAGTGTATCTTTGCAGAAAAGATACGTTTCACCTATTAATATATATAAGGTATGGAAAAGATAATAAGTAACAAGGTTCGCAAGAACCTGAACGAGCACACAGCCCGCATCATCCTGGAACGCTCAGACAGAATGGCCAGCAGCACACTGGAGCAGCTCCGCAAGTCCACCGACCGTTCCTACACCATGACAGGGTTCCTGCTAACGGTGTTCATCGCCCTCACGGCATTCGTATTCTCCAGCCCGTCTTTGTGGCAGCTCTCTACTGCTGTAGTTCTATGGTCAGGCATCTTTATTGCACTATACATCATGGTAAACCAGGTGCTGTGGGTACACCCCTTCCGGCATACGGGCAACGAGCCCAGGAATATGATACAGGAGGAGAATATCGACAGGCTCCTGAAGAACGGGTACAACCAGGAAGAGATGAACGCCCTATACTCCATCAATACTCTGCTCGATGCCATCCGCCATAACCAGGATATCATCGACCGCAACAAGAGTATTCTTGCCGACCGCTGTGACCATATAGAAAAAGCAATGACGGTGATCAGGTGTACTGTCATCATCGCCACCATCATCACCGCCATCTCGCTTCTAGCCTCTGCTCTAGGGGTGTATCACGGTTCCGCCATTTGAGCGGTCGTCTCCACCTCCACGCTGAGGAATCCAGTCGTCATCGTCTGTTGGTTTCATAATCATAAAAAAGGGCCCGTGCATCCGGAGGGCATTCCTTCAGCACGAGCCACTGTGAGAGTGTGCATCTTATAACTGTCGCCATGCGCAAGCCATGCCCTGCCTACGAATAGCTATCGTTTATTTCTTCATTCCGCCTGCAAAGATAGCACTTTTCTTTGAAACCATCAAACATTTGGCTGATTATTTTCAGAAAAGGCACGAAAAAGCCCCGATGCTCTCGCACCAGGGCTGAATTGCACATTATTATTTGTTTGAAATCCCGTTCCCATTCCGTACAGAACGGACCCGATAGGAAACGGGTGGAGCGAATTATTAACACACGCCTGTGAAACATTCTAACCATTAGTAAAAAAGAAATCTACACGTATTTAACGTATGAGTTGAAAACGCATTTTTATCCCCTAACTAATTCAATCATTCAAAGATTTTAATATTCTATCATCTATTTGGCAAAAATAAGCAGTTTCGGGTAGGAGAGCCTGGTATGTGGATTCTGGCTCACCACCTCCATGCGCACAGCCTTGGTTCCGTATCTGAAGAAGAGGAACTTCTTCGGCACCCTGTGGATAATCATCTGCAGGGTATCCCTGATCTCTATATGGGCATGGAAGCTGTCGGCCTCCATAGTCCCCCGCAGACTCACCCATGGATCACTCCAGGATATCCTCTGCGGGGGCATATAAAGAAGCATATCAGAACGTTGCGCTGTGGTATCTGTAGAGCCGGAGGTAACGGCGGCATGAATATCGACCGAGGACGAAGAGGAGGTCCTGGCTGCTGCCACCATCCGGCTGTTCTTGATCTTCAGTTCCTTCTTGGTAACGGCAAGGAGAGAATCGGGGTTACGCTTTAGGCTGGACGGCTCCAGCAATATGGCTGAAACTGATGCCATCGGCTTACCTGACTGCGTCTGCCCGATCTCCACCTCACCGTTATGAAGTAGTAAATCCTGATTTCTGCTGGTGCGCTCGCAAAACTTCTTGTAGTTATGGCACTCCCGAAGCAACATCACTGCCGCCAGAGGAATGAGCGCCAGCACGACAACCTTAAGAAAACTCGAAAAACTAGTTTCTTGCATCTTCACAACTAACTAAACACTAAACAAAACATTAAAAAACTACTGACTATTAACTAATAAACCTATAAAACTATCTTATCTGCATTTTGACTTCACGGTCTTGATGATCGAGGTGATAATATTGAGGTATGTCGGATCAGTGGCATACTTGCACCCCACCCCGTCGCATATCTTTCGGGCAAACTGGTAGGCATCCTTGCGGTATGGCCATGCATCCTTATAGCCCGACTTCTGGAAAAGCCGCTCATGCTCCTTCAGACACTCGCCTATAGAGGAGAAATCCTTGAAGGCTCGCTCCACTGTGTAATACCAGAGGTTCTTGCCCTTCACCTTGCATACGGAGATGACGCGGTCGGGAGCCTTGAACTTCTGGTTGGGAGTCTTGAGATACTCATGGGTCTTCACCATCACGATGGCTCCGTCCCACTGGCTACCCTTGGTAATGCCGAAGAGGTTGGCATTGCCGATAACCTTCTTGCCCCATCCCGTCTCAAGCATAGCCTGGGCGGTGACGAATGCAGGATCTATTTCTGTGTTTGCCTCCACGGCTGCAGCATATACCTGCCGGGCGAAGGCCATCTGAGTTTTGTTTGGCATACCTTATATATATTAATCATTTAACGAATCAAACTTCTTCCTGGGCATCCTTGTCAGAGAACCTGATAGGCTTGCCGCTGATATATTCTCCGCTGTCGTTGAAATCCTTCATACGCTTCACGAAGTTCTTGGGCAGTATGGGATATATCGCCTGAATGTTCTCTATGATGGAGAATATCTCCCTCACCATCATGAACACGCAGAGATAAGTACCAATCCACTGCATCGGACCTACCACGGTGCCACCGACGGTGGCATGGCTGGCAAAATTGCTGAGAATCATCAGGAAGATATATATCACAATCTTGCGGGTGAACCGGGAGAAGAACGATTCGCTCGATGCATCCTTGTGAATGAGATGCTTCCACACACCCAATATGGTATCGATGGCGATGGCCACCGCAATCCACTTGGCAAACTCCCAATCCTGGAACAGATACTTGGTCCCTTCCGTTACTATCGTGAGAGGGAGCGACGTGATTGCTATCATCGGTATATTATGTTTTAATTGTTTCATATCGAAGGTCTTTTTGTTGTAAGACGTTGCAAAGATACGCTTTTTCCCGCAGCTGGCAAAGGACTATCCTTTCATCATCTTCCTGGATATGCGGTGGGTATCCAGGATATCCGCGCCGGTGGCTGAGAGCATCAGCGTCCACCCGTAGCTCTGCAACTCGGCGGAGACGAAAGGAATGATTTCGCAGTTGGCCACGCTGTCGCGGTCCATCCAGTAGAGTTCCTCCCGCTCGGCATCTGCCATAATGCGTGCGTGAATCTTGGAGAGCATCTGGAGGGTGCGGTCGTTGGCTATGATGCGTTCGAGCATATCCGATGTATTGGGCAGCTTCATCGCCACCGTCACCGCTATGCGCTGGGTACACTCGAAGCTTCTGCGGCCGTCGCTCTGCATATCCACCTCGCCGTAATCCACGAAGAGGAAGGAGCCGGTGAGCTTGTCGATGCGCTGCTTCAGCTCGTCAAACGACTGGCCATATACGTAGTTCTCTATCTCGGGAACCAGTTCCTTCTCCTTATCCTGCATATTGCCCAGCATGCTGAGCACGGTGGCATATTCTTCCATACTACTGCTCTCACCCTTGGTGGCGATACCCTTGGTAACACCTGCAGAAGCAGGAAACTTGGCAAAATATGTAAATAGATCCAATAACATAAGCTTATAATTTTTTCGCAGGAATGCGTTTTCCTGCCTGGTTATACTATCTTGTTGATGATATCGATGGGCAGTCCCACCTCGGTGGCTATCTTTGCCACGTCCATACCGGATGCCTTCAGGCTCTTCACTCCGTCGATGGTCTTCTTGCGCAGGATGCGCAGGTAGGTGAGCACATTCATCTGCTCTACCTGGTGAGCATTGCCCAGCCCGTCCTTCGAGAGGTCGTAGAGCGCATCGGTGGCATCGGTAGTGATGCTGCAGCTGCCCGGCTGCACCGCAAACTGGGTGAGCAGCGAGAATTCCGTCTTCGAGAAGAGGAAGTTGTTTACTGCAGTAAAGTTCAAGGCTATCGCCATGAGCGTATTGCCAGGCAGCTTCCTGAACTGCTGTGCCAGCTTCTGTGCCTTCTCCGAGGAATATTCACCCTTGCAATAGAGTACGGCTGCCAGCAGCGGCAGACTCGCCTCGCCCATATCGAGAAGCTGGCGCGCCTCGATATACTGCAGGGCTGTGAGCGAGCAGGTGAGCGATTGGAAGTCGGTGTTGATCTCGTAGCCGTAATACGCCTTCCGGTCGATGAAGAGGATAGGCAGCTGCTGGCGGCAGAAGCAGAGATCGAGCACTATCTTGCCTTCAGCCTCCTTGAAGATGAAGGTAAGCTGGTCGGCTATCGCCATGAAGTTCTCGAGAGCCTTCTCGTCTCTTTTTATCTTTCCCAGATCCCACTTCATCAGGTAGCAGAGGAACAGGCACTTGATGGCGCCTGGTGGATACTGCCCATTCTCCATGAGCGGGAGCAGCTCTACAAGCTTCAGGAACTGCTCAGAAGTGAGTAGTTCCCATGAGTTCGGGATTTCGTATTCCTTCCCGTTGGCTCTTACGGATATCGATTTTTTCATAAGCTATGGCATTAAGTACATATTATCATCCGGTCGGTTCTCTGCCGAGAAGGAGAGGAAATCATTGCCTTCCTGGGCATCGAGCAGCATATCCACATTGTGGAGCAGGTCTTCAGCCTCGCCTTCCAGCTGGGTAGCCAGCAGGAGAGCCCGGCTCGCTTCATCGCTGCCCGAACGGGTGGCGGTATTGTCTTCGAAGAGGTTGCGGATGGTGGCGGGGAATTCCAGGATATCGAAGCGCCGGAGCGACTTTGCTACGGTCTTCTTCACCAGGGCACGCTTCAGCATAGGCAGCGCCTTCTGGCCGAACTCGGCAAAGGTCTGGTCTTCCCCACCCTTCTCCAGCCGCTCGAAGTAGGCGCCTATGCTCTCGTCAAGCACCTCCTTCTGCAGGGGAACACAGCGGAAGAAGAAGAGATACGAGAGGTCGATAGGGTAAATTTCATCGAATTCATCGGCTGTATCTACCTTCAGCTGGCTGAGCATCCTGTAGTAGTTGGTCTTGCGCCAATCTTCCATGGCTAGGCGGATTTCGGCGGTTTCATCGTCGCCGATATCCCCGGTAAGCTCCGAAATCAGCGAATCCATCGCATTGAAGTAATTCTCCATGTACGAGCGCTTCATGCCTTCAAGCTCGTACTTGTAGAGATTCACTTCGTTCTTCCTGCGGTTTACGGCATCGAAGATGATCTGCGTGGCAAGCGTAAGGTTTGCCATGGCTGCACGGAGGAAATCCTTCAGGCAGCTGTCTTCATCCCCGATGGCAACAATATCGAAGAACGTATTGCTGCCAATAATGGCAACAATACGCTTGCGTGCGGCAACGGCAGAACCCCGAAGGCTGTCGAAGTCGGCGCTGGTATCAGCACCTGGCGCACTGTTGCAGAACTGTGCGTAGCTACTGAAGAGGTCTTTGAGTTGAAATTTCTTGTTCATGACTGCTGGCGGTTTAATCGGTCATCCGGAGAGATATCTTCCTGTCGCTGCGGAACCTCGCGATAGAAGCCCAGACGGCAGCCCTGCCTGTAGAGTTCCGGGAAGTTCAGGCGCAGTGCCCAGTTGAGCGGTTCTGCACAGACCTCATCCTCGGAGGTGAGCGACATGATGTAGATGAGATAATTATAATAGGTATCGCTTCCACTCTTCGAGATCACTCCATCCTTATCTACTGCAGATATGGCTGAATCGAGACCCACGGAAGAGAGAAGAGCCTGGTCGGTGCGCTTGTCGTAGGAGATGAGCGCATCGATGTACTCCTTGTACTTGAGGTCGATGGTCTCTACCTTCCACGCCTGCTCGTGACCCTGGGCATCCATGAAGGAGATAGAGGAGAATCCCTTGCCCTGATTGTCGGCGCCGGAGAGATAGGTGCTGAACTTGCGCACCTCGTCGCGGACGTAGCGTACCATGCACGACTCCTTGAAGTCTGTACCGATATCGATGCCGTTGTACTTCAGCAGTTCCAGCCCCTTCGCCTTGCGCCGCTTGTTCTCCTCGCAGAGCTTGGTCATCTGGGTGCGCTTGCTCTGGATCCAGGCATTCGGAATGATGACGTGCACCTTTGCGGCAAGCGAGTTTTTCAGAAAACTGTTGATGTAGCGTGCCGTCTTGTTGCTGCCCAGGATGGAAGGTCTGGCTCCCTGATGGGTCTCGTTGGATCCGTAGTATTCATCCACCGATTTCTCCCGGTGATGGGAGATTGCAGCGTAGTTGTAGTTGTCCACCTCGCTGAAGCTGAACTTCGGATAAACCGAGTAACTTGACAAGCCATAGGCGAATCGCCCTACCACTACCTGGCGGAAATCGCTGTAGGAAACCAGCTCGGAAGCTACATCGTGGCGGGTAGTTGCCAGTCGGCAGTAGCGGTTCTCCATGGCTTCCAGTGCTGCCACAGGCTTGCCCACGCCTATCATCTTGCCTCGGGTGAAGCGCCACTTCACGAAGAAGTCGCCGAAGTAATAGTAGTTCTTGATGCAGGTCTTGCAGAACTCCTCTACCGATGGAATGCCTCGGGAACTCCAGGAGTCGAGCCACTCCATCACTTCCGGCTGCTCCTCGTACTTGCGTACCAGCTTGCCGTCCTCGATAGCCTGCTTATATACTGCAAGCCCATGGCCATAGAGCATCTTGATCTCCTTGGAGTAGAGACGTGGAAGCAGTCGGTTCTCCTTGATCTCCTTGGTTATTTCCTCACACTGCTGGTTGTTGTAGCCGCGCATCAATACCTGATAGCCCTGTATGCCCAGGTAGTGGTGCTGCTGCATCCAGAACGTACCACCGAACGGAGACTCCAGGAGTGGTGACTGGAAGAGCTGCTCTGCATCCAAGGCAGGATCACCCTCGCCCAGCTGGAAGGTGAAGGTATTGCCATCGGCAAGATAGATGCCGGCATTGCCATACATATCTATTTCGTAATCGTTCATAGCCAATCTATTTTGTGTAATTTAAATCCGTCCTGAGGGAACCCCATGTACCTGATGAGAATGCGGTAGCACATCTTGGGATTCCCGTCCTCGTCGGTATAGAGGAAGTAGTTCTCACCATCGATGGCGAAGCGCTCCCTTGGCAACTGAGTGCGGTACTTGCAGTGATGGCGCACCTGAAGCTCGGTGCTTGCCTCGTCTCTCTGCCTGGAATAGGGAAAGAAGACCAGGGTAAACTCCCCATCGGGCAGCTTACTGATCTCCCTGGCCCACTGCAGCGCCGTGATGCCATCCATGATGATGTTCTTGCTCTTTCTGTTCATAACGATGCGAAGTTAGCAAAAAAATATCGCCCTGCAAAAGACCGGCTGCACCCTGCTGCCGTCATATTTTCGGGAATCGTAAGGCCTGCACCTCTATTCCTCTTCCCAGCGGTGCGTGCACAATTCCGTGACACGTTTTTCTGGGATTTTTCTCTGGCGGGGCTGCTTGGGCTGATTATCAGCACCTTGCGTTTTGTACCCCTTCATTTTACCTGAAATATTGATTCCTGCAGTAATTTTATTGCCGAAGAAATGGGATATTATCCACCGTTTATATCTCGAAATTGTCGGGTAAATCGGTAGGATACGTACTTAATTCCGCCTTCACGGCATCAGAATAGAGACCATAGAGCAGGTAAATCATGGCTGAAGGAAGCTGCGTGGTGAGTCCTGCCTGGTTCTTGAGCTGCTGCTTCTTCTCCGAACTCTTGTCGAGCTCTATCTTGCCCTCCGTCTTCTTCAGAGGAGAGATCATGATGGCGCTGCACAGGTTCTTGCACTCGTTCTCGTCGATGCGCACAATAGGAAGCAGCGGGCTCCGCTCCCCGAAGAGCATCTGGCAGAGCTTGAACTGCTGCCAGTGGTAGATGGTAGGTGCATCCTCGTTGTAGAGCACCACCATGAAGCCGTATGACTCCAGGGCAGCCTTCAGGTTGAGTGAGTCGGTGGTTATCTGCTCCCGTTCCTCCCTGCGCTTGTTGCCGGCGCGGTCCGGGTAGAGATAGATGGTCTTATTGACTGCTGCGGATCCGAAGAACTGGTGCACCTCTGCCACCAGGTCGTTGTAGTCCTTGGGCAGGAAGGCGAAGAACTCCTTGATGATGTCGAGCCTTCTGCCATAGTCCTTCTTCTGAGCTACGATGAGCGACTGGAAGTTGCCGGGGTCATAGCCCATGTAGAGCGGTTCCTGGGGGTCGTAGTGAAGCAGATACTCGGCAGAAAGGATAAATCTATCCTTCAGGTTCAGGCGAAGGATAGACTCATACTTGTAACTGTCCTTGAACTGATGCCTTACGTGGTCGTAGTTGATGAAGAACTTGTTGGTCACTTCCTTGTGGCGGATGGCACAGATGGCGGTGAGGAACTCGTCGATATCAAGGGTATCGAGCTGCGTCTTGAAGAACTTAGGGCCCAGGATATCCTTGTTGCAGAAGGAGGATGCACGGATGTAGAAGATGGCGTTGCGCCTCATGTCGGCAAGGCGCGGCTTCCATCGCTCCACGAAGGAATTGAGCCTGACCGTCTCGAGTCGCATCTTCTCCAGGAGTACCGGATCCTTGGAGTCTCGCTCCTGCTGTCTGAGGATGAAAAGCCGGTAGAGACTCTTGTTAAGTTCCAGGGAAACGGTGGCGATTTCCTCGATAAGCTTCGGGTTCACCTTCTTCTCGTATTCCTCGAACCAGTCATCCTCTCCGAGGTCAACACGGGCGGTATCACTCACACCGGTAACACCTTCATAGTAAGCAGAACATCGCACATTGGCTGGACCTCCACGCAAAGATGGGAAGAGTCGGGTCTTGAGCTTCTCTCCGCTGTTGTGCTTCATCTCCTCCACGAAGGCGTGCACGGCATTTCTACCAGCCACGGATTCCGGCTGGTCGCTTGATACCAGCTGAAGGTGGGCACCATTGCGGAAGATCACGCTATGCTTGGCATAGGCTATCGGGTATCTCGGCTTACGGAAGTGGGAAGGAAGCGTGCTCTCCCCTACCACGTAATCGATGCCATACTCAAGCATGGAGCGCTGCTGGCCGTTCACCACAACCTGGCGGGAGAAGTATGCCTGGATGTTAGGCCAGACGTTGGTCATCAGCGCCACGTAGGTCTTGTGAACCAGGAAAGAAAGCTCTCCCGGCATATCATTGGCAACACGTATCAGACGAGGACCCGTCACACCTTCAGTCTTACCTCCGGCACGGGCTACCTCGGCAAAAAGCATATTTGGATCGATGATGTTGGCAAGCAGCTGCATGTTATTCATGTAGTAATGCTCGAACTCTCCTATAGTATTATCATTCAATATCAGTTGGTTCATCGCTTATTTCCTCCACTATTTCCGCTTCCTGAATATCAGCATCACGAAGCAGACGTTTCTTCTCTGAGCTCTCGATAGGCAAACCATCGATGAGCGAAATATAGAAGCCGCGGTTGTGCTTGGCGGCAATCTCCTTGAGACTCTTTTTCTGAAAACCCAACTCCTCAGGAGTGATCTCAGGAGTGATGAGGAACACCACGCCGAGGTCTCGGTCGGCTTCAGCCTGCTCTGATGCACGGCGGCGGCATTCCAGTGCCTGATCCATACAGGCCTTCTGCATCTTGTAGTCGCGCTTGGCAGAGCAGAGCTTGGCAAGGTCTTCGTACTTGTTGGCAAAATCGTTCTCCCAGACCTTGATGCTCACGTTGCAGTCAACATTGAAGTAGGATATCGCCTGGTTGATGCGGGTCATGCAGGTACGCACATCGAGGGAGATCTTCTGCTGTGCGGCTATGCGCTGCTTGAGCTGGCGGGCTCCACGGGTAATGTTGCGCTCATACTCGTAAATCTCGGCAGCCCACTGCAACTGCTTCAGGAAGGTCTTCACGTCCTCCGGAATGCCTTCACCATCGCCCGTGGTGAGGAAGGTGGTGATAAGATCCGGATGTACACTTTCCAGTTTTTCTATCTCACTTTTCATACGCCGAACAACTCCTTTCTCAGTTTCAGCTCCTCACGGTCCTGCATACGCTCGTTCAGAAGCTTGATGGCATCGAGGTCTCCGGCTTCTGCCTGCTCGGCTATCTTGGCGTCTGCCTTGAGCTGAGCTTGCTCAAGCACACCTCCGTTTTTGACCATCTGAACGCAGGTTTCTGCTATCTTTCGTAATTCCTTCTTATCCATCTGATTGATCACTGTATTGTTCCATCACCATCTTGAACATGCGTTCACGCTCCTGATGGCGCTGGAGGTTTTCACGGTCGCTGGCACGTTTGTCCTTGCGATCGTTTCTTTTAATATAACTCTTGTAGCGCTTGATATTATCGAGCACATTCTTATGCTTATGAAGAAACTCAGCCGGGTCCTTCCTGAAGAGCTTCACGAGTTCATCGAACTCAGACTTGCCTCTCAGAAGCGGGTGCTTGTAGAGGAACTTGCCTGTATCGTTGTATGCCTTCAGCTCCTCGAAGGCCTGAAGGTTCCTGATGCGGAGTTCTGCCATGGCAGCCACGTCCCGCTCCTTCGGCTTCTTGTCTAGAACCTCGTCGAGTTTCTTCATCTTGCGCCAGGTGTTGATACGGTCGTTGTAGATGACGGTAGCCATCTGCACGTCCTCGTTATAGAGGTTGTCCCAGTCGATGTTAGGATATTCCTCTTCCTTTTGGACTACTTTTTTTTTCCGTCTTCCTCCTGCCCGGCAGCTTCAGCGGTTTCTTCTGGTGGCGCCTTGCCTTCAGGAGTATCAGGAGCTTCTTCCGTGCCTGGGTCGTCTGAAGGAGTTTCTTCAGAAGATTTCTCTTCCTCTTGTTCCTTCGTTAAAGTTTCACTTGAATCACCCGAGCCTTTCTCGGCTTCATCTGCTGAAGTTTTGCTTGAACCATATGGATCTTTCTCCTCTTCACCAGTTAAAGCTTTACTTGAATCATTAGGACCTTTCCCGGCTTCACCTGTTAAAGTGTTGCCTGAACCCTCCGGACCGTTCTCCACCCCGTCCGTTAAAGTTTCACTCGAAGCATCTTCCATGCCTTTAATGAATTTGCGGTTATCCTCGATTTCGTCTGCATCGCAGATATCCAGGAGTGCATAGAGAATTTCGTCAGCGTAACGTTGAGGGTCACGGGCAAAACGGGTAAGCTTAGGATGGCGTGGATTTTCGTCATCCAGGAGCGAGAGGTCTGCCTTGGCATGTTCCTCTCCTCTCAGCTGATTGAACAGCTGCAGTTTTTCTCTTCTGTTATACATACCTTATTATATATTAATAAAGGTGCGCCACCTTTTGATGGCGACACACCTTTTGAGAATTTAGAAGAAAAATTATTTTGGGAAATAGAATTATTTACTTACAGCCTTCCGCTGAGTAGTATCAGCCGATTGACTAACTGCATCAGTAGCCACACCAAGAGGATCCTCTGCATAGAGACAAGGGAGATCGACAGATGTGCGCTTGAAGGTGAAGGTGGTGTAACGGCCATCCTTATCGTCCTTGGTCTCGGTGTTGTTGAGAATCATTGGCCGCTCTGGCTCGCCGATGATATACCACTGGGTATCCTTCACGTGCTTATAGAGGATGATGAACTTGCCGCCGGCATACTGCTCGATGAAGTTGTAGAGATCCACACGAGTACCGCCCATGATGATCACCAGGTTATTCTCGCCGGAAGTTGTGATGTCTCCCTTCTCGGTCGTAGCGGTGAACGTTGGAATGTCGTGGGCATCGAAGAGATAAGCCTTCAGCGTATCTGCAGCTGCGGTTTTAAACGGCATCGCCTTCACCATTCGGTCTTTATCCGGCTGCGGGAATGCCTTGGTCATATCGATGAGAGATGTAGGGACCAGCACAACCTGGTAGGCAATGGCAGAACCATGGGTGTCGCGGTCGGTTACGTCATCGATTGCGGTAAGGGCTACGAATGAAGCCATGGAAACGCCGGCTCCACCCATACCCATGGATGATGTTGGATTATCAAGCATCTGAAGGAGCGAGACAATGCCAAGCAGCATCATGATCGTCATGAAGAGAAGACGGCCCTTGTGCTGGGCATAACTGTATCCCTTGTTGGGATTGTACGCACGGTGACGTACTGGAATATTGTTTTTCTTCATAATCTTTTCTGAAAATGTGTAGGCAGAGTACATGGTGTACCCCACCTACGAATTAACACTAAATACTAATATATTATGAATCAACGTCCACCAGGAACGTTAGGCTGAACAGCCTTGTTGACGGTTCGCTTGCCACCTACGCGGCGCTCGAGCTCACGGTACTTGTTATCTTTGCCGAGGATAACCATGATGTAGTCGCCTGGCTGGCTAGGAGTCCACTCGGCTGTGATGTTGGCAAAATTACCGCTCTTGGCGATAGTAAGACCGTGGGTAGCATCATCCTCACCAATCTCGATGCAGTAAGCTACACCCTGCTTAGCCTTCTTGATCTCAGTGATGGCTGTAGCTGATGTCTTTGCGTCTGAGATGTGCCAGAAGCCGCTTCCGCCGTCAATCTCGGCACCGATGACTGTAGCAGGCAGGTTGGTAAAGATCTGCTGGAACTCGTAGTCGTTGTCGTCCATATCTGCCTTGGTTTCGAACTTGCGTCCGGTGAAGGCTGCACCGCAACCCTCCTTCCAGGTACTCCATGCACGAACCATCTCCATCTGCTCCTCCATCTTGACAGCAAACATCTCGCCTGGGAGATACTCCACGAACTGGAGGTTGCCAGGAATATCCAGGAACATCCAGCAAGACTTACCCTCGTATGGGAGCCACTTAATCTGAATGGTAGAGTCTGGCACACGGTTCTTGTAGCCGTCAGGGCCTGTGAAGTCGAGATCCTTACCATAGGTCTCGCGGCAGTTGGCAAGCCACCAGTCGATGTGGTTCTCGTTGAGGTAGAGAACGTGCTTATCGAGCGTCATACCTTCAGTAAGGTGGGTCTTGACGTCTGTGATGAACTCCTTGACCGCATCCAGCATATTAGCTGAAGTATAGGTGTTGTAGCTCTTGTTGGCGAATGGCTTGATGCTGTAGTCGTGGATATAGCGAAGCAGAGTGTACCAGATACCAGTACCAGCATTGAGATAGCTGGAAGGCTGACCATCCTCTGGCTTCACATAGATACCACGCATACGGCGCTGATTCTGCTCGTCCTGAGCCTTCTTGAGAAGGTTAAGCAGACAGAACTCAATCATAGACCACTTGATAGGATCAGAACCCTCCTTGTTGAGGTAAGCGATATACTTGCGCTCAATCTCCTTCATCGGGCCGAACTGCACCTTGATCATGGCGTCATCCACGTAACCCATCTCGTTCTCGAGCTGCATGCCACCCTTGTAGATCTCACCTGGCTGGTAGCCCTGAGATACCTCATCGAAGAAGGCATTGAAGAGGATATCGCGGTCCTGCACACCATAGCGAACTGGGAAGTATTCGGTAAGATTGCGAAGCTCCAGAATACGTGCGATAAGAGCATCCTGGCGGAGAATGACGAACTGATTGCCCAAGCCGGCATTATCCACACCGCCATAGTTGGTGGCGAACTGGCCAGAAGCAAGCGCCTTGACGTCACCAAGCTCATTGCGGCTCTGGTGATACTTGTAGCGCTGCTGAAGAGATCTTGCGAACGCCATAGACTCCTTGCGGAATGCCTTGCCATCGCTCTCCTCATCAGGTTCAGACGCTAAGGCAAGTGCCGGATTGACTGTAATCTGGTTCCAGCGTTTCTTCATGTCAAACATAGAGTGCTCGACACCGAAGAGATAGTTGCTGTTCGACTCGAAGCCGTTGATAGGAATAGAAGGAGCAGTGACGTGGGCAGCAGGCTTGTCAGGAGCAGTACCCTGCGCCATCTTCATCACGTTCTCTGCGAGACCAGACACAGCCTTGGTGAGCTGCTCGTAACTTACGTTCTGAGAAGCACCGGCAGGCTGCTGACTGTTCTCATTCTTTTTGCCATCATCAGAATCCTTGCCCTCATCATCATTGTCTCCATCATCACCAGCGGCATTGTTGGCCTTGGATACGATAGCGTAGAGGGAGTTGATCTGCTGCTGATGCTCTGCCTCTTCGGCTGCACTGTTCTCGGCTGCAAGGTCATCGACGAGAGTACTCTGGTACTCTTTCTGGTATTCCTCGCAAAGAGCCTTGTACTCCTCTGAAGTCAGGCTCTTGTTCTCGAACTTCTTGACGAAGCCAAGTTTCTCGAGAACTTTGTTAAGTCTTGCTTTGAAATTCATATAAACAAATTAACTAAATATTAAAACAACAATAGAAACAAACAAAATTCTTATCTAAGTATTAACAGAGTCCATACAGGTTCTGGGTTCCCATATAAGCATCTCCCATCTGCGCAACCTCGGCAATAGCCTCGAGTAAGGTTCGCTTGCCATCGATGAGTCCAACTTCCTCGGCAGGATCTGTGTAGAAGCTCTCACCCTGAAGAACAGGAGCATCGTCGCCGAGTTCAGATAGTTTAGGGCGCATGGCCTTGACTTCTGCCAGGAACTGCTCGTTCATCGGATCGAGCACATTCTTGATGTACTCTTCCGTCTTGCCATCCTTCAGATCCTCGAAGACCTTATTCTTTCTGGTCGAATTGGTAGCCTTGGCGGTAATCTTCTTCAATCCCAGCTTCTCAAAGTAAGGCTCGAAGTTCCAGAAGGAACACATTGTGCCGATGCAGCCTACGAAGTCGTGGCCGGTCGTTGCATAGAGCTTCTGGCCATGACAACCGATATAATAGGCTGCCGATGCGCAATATTCCTCGTAGATGGCGAGAATCGGCTTTTTTGCGTTGCGCAAAGTCTCACTCAGGCGGTCCATGTACCAGGCTTCTCCTCCAGGAGAGTTGATATGAAGCAGGTGGGCAGATATCTGAGGATTGTTCTCTGCTGCCATGATATCCTGCTCCAGCTGTCTGGAAGAGAAGTACCAGTAGCTATCTGCTGACACGACACCAAATATACGGTGATAGGCGATAGATCCTTCATTCAGTGAAGGAGAATCATATTCGTCGGTAAGCTGCACATCCTTGGTATCTTCACTCTGGGCAGCCTTGGAGGATAGGATCTCCAGAGCTTTATGAGTCTCATACTGATAGAATGTATGAGTCTTGAGATATTCCCGAACCTCGGCTATGGTCATTGCCTGCTCGGCTCTCTTATGTTCGATGCTAGCCACGTTACTATAGAGCGGGAAAGCTGCCACCATCAGCCGACGGTAGGCATCTTCCGTAATCCATAGCGGATGCGTGGAGAGCAGAAGGGTCTGTATTTCGTCCATCTTGATATAAGTTTTCTACAAAGGTACATTATTATAATAGGTATAGAAAAGACCTCACCCAAGCGGATTGCGAAGCATTTTACAATTAACGATCAGCTTCGCCTTGTTGAGATGCTTCACGAGCTGCACCCTCGCCGGGAGATTTTCCGTACCTATTCTATATTCTACCGGATCCTGCAAACCATTTGCATGGCTAACGTCTGAGAGGGAGACAATAGCGTTGCGAGCAACCCTAAGCTCATTAATCATATCATTATCGGGCAAATCGACCACGAAAGTCTTGCTGCAATCCCAATACACACCACCATTATCCTCGGTCATGGCTGGTTCAAAAGTGAAGGGATCTGCCATAAACATATCCCACTTTTCGGGGCTCCCGACGAGGGAGACACCCACAAGACAAGAAAATTCTATCATAATGCGTATTTTTAGAGTGATTATTGCTAATTTTTGGGTGACATTATTTTATACTCGGTATGTATTAAAAATAATTAAACACCGCGTTTTTTTTGGTATTTTCGCGGAATTTTAGGGCAGAGCCGCTGTCTGTAGCGATAAAAGTTCTTCAGAAGCGCATCCGATGATATCGACTTCAGATGGTACGTTCTGATGAACTCTTCCACGACATCCTGGTTGCGCTTCGGCCTTCCAAGTTCCTCGTTCTCCAGCATGATGCGGTGGAACTCGAAGTTGAAGAGCAGACGGATGTGCTCCTCTATCTTTTTGGCTGCCCGCTGCGACAGATAGTTGTAATAGGCAGGATCCTTGCCTGGATGGCCATCCATACAGGAGCGGCGGGAAGGAAGATAGATGGTGAGGTTACAGTCTTCTTGGCCAACGCTGTTCGCATCCGGCTTGGCCATGAGATTCCACACCACGTAATACAAATCCGTGGTGTAAGGTATCTTTACTCCGCCCGTTTCGGGCTCAATTTCCAGCTTTTTTTGAATGTACTCTGCCAGGTATGGCTCGATTCTGACTGAAGCAATTCGTTTCGTGAGACGTTTTTTTCTTTCCATATTGTTTTTGTTTATTTTTGCGTCCTACCGTCCTACAATCCTACAAATCGCAGGTACGATAATGCAAAGATACTAAAAATCAGCGAGTTAAGCAAATTTTATCAAACATATTTTTGACCTACACACTCATTTTTTCGCATCCTACACGTCCTACAATCCTACAAATAGGGGTATTTTGTAGGAAGAAAATGTAGGAAACGGCAAAATGTAAATAATCCTTATTTCCTACAACATCCTACAATCCTACACCATTTCCTACAAATCCTACAAAACCGCAAAAACAACCTAACTAACTGATAATAAGATATATAATAGATAATAATAGTTTGAAAAGAAATGCATTTGTAGGATTGTAGGATTGTAGGAAGGTGTTTTTTTAAAAAACATTTTCAAAACATCGCTTTTCCCGGTTATTTTTGTAAAATTAGGGGGTACGGGGGATTTTTCGCATCTGGAAACCTCGCGTATGTAAGAAAAATGCCCACGCTCACCCTCCCGGGTTTGCGTGGGCAGAAATATGCGAAATCAACTCAAAATAAATGCTTTTTCGCTTGGTTTTCTCGAATATTTTTTGTATCTTTGTATCGTTAAATTGGGGTATTATATACCTATTATAAGGTACGAAGAGCCGTCCTTCTAGAACGGCTTTCCTCCCATCTTTCCTGCATCAGTCTCGTCAAACGGAATGCAGCCAGGCTTGTATTCCTGGGAATTGATATCAGTATTAGACTTCCCATTCGCTTCTGGAGCGCTCTGAGGGGTATTCTCGGCAGGGATATCCCCTCGCCTGAAGTCGATGTTGTACATCTCTACAAACTTATCATAGTCGATGATAATAGCACTGGTGGAAGTAGAGCGCTCCTTACGGACTCTTACCATCGTCTCCTGATCATCCTGCTTGGCAACCTCAACGGTCTCCTCCCAGGTGAAGCGGCGTGATGGTACGGTTCCAACATATGATGGATGCGAGCGAAGGTTCTGCTCCAGGGTAGATAGCGTTGTGTTCTCGCTGTTGTATCCACTTCTGTCGTAGATGGAGTACACGCTGCTGAGACGGAGGAACAGAACATGCGTACCAGGCTCGAAAGCGAACGTTTTCTTGTCTCCGTGAGAATCCTTACCCGTAACACTCTTAGGCTGCTCGATGAGCATTTCTCGGCCAACGAGCACCTGCTTAGTATCGATCATGTTGTTGACTGCGTTGAAGAACATGGCGAGCTTGTCTGTGCTTCGAATCAGAGACAACTGGAACTTGATCTTCTCCTGCACCAGGGCGAAGAACGCCTCGTATGTAAACGGAAGCTTCAGATCCGAATATCGCTCCACCAGTTTTACCATTCCCAGGAATAAGGAAGCTGTCTTCATCAGTCGGTCCATCTCACCGGAATTGATTACGTCACTCTTCAGTTCGCTGTAGGCTTCCTGCTTGAGTGCTCTGAAGTGATCCATCACGACAGGACGAAGCGACAACACCTTCAGCAACACGTTGGATAGACCTACGTTCTTCTCTATATTCTTCAACTCCTCAAACAGCTTCGTCTCTTCCGGTGTTCTGTTCTTAGGCTTCGGAACCTCGCAGATGATGACTCGGCTCATAAGAGCATTATCATCGCGCTGAGGGGTCTCCTGGCCACAGATAACCACAGGCGCAAATACCTTGTCGTTTTCGATATCTCTTCCAGAGGTTCCACGGCGCTTCTGCTTACCATCTCCATCATATACAATACCCTTCAGCGCCTGAAACTTGGTATCCGAGATATCCTTGTTATTATACTCATCGAGAACAACCGGAACATCACGGAATGTACCCATCATCGTACTCATGGCCGCGTCCGTACCTGTATTGAGGTTGAAAATCGGGATGGTCGGACTGATGAAGAGAGAACGGATAGATATCGCGATCTGAGTCTTACCTGAAGACATCGGACCCATGAAGAAGGGAGCCGTGAAGAGTCGATCCAGGCAATGTATGTTACTTCTGAAGGCACACATCAGGGCAAAAACGATAGCCCATTTGCCGTTGTCATTAATCTTATAGACCTTATCCATTAAGGATGCCCATTTCTCGAAACTGACCTGCTTGTCGGCAGGAATATCATCGTATGTCAGCTGAGATATCAACTCGTACTTATCTGATTGTCGCCCGGATCCGGCGTAAATGGTAGAAAACGCAGGAAGGTAATAGTTCATGTGATTGTGGGTGACAACTCCCAGCTCGTTAACCTTCTCGAACACGTATTTCCCGTCCTTGTCTTCGTGGGCAATTCCGTTGGCAAAAGCGAAAAACTGCTCATCTGTCTTCCGGCTCATTCCCTCCGACTGCTGGTTGCCATATACCTGGATCTCCCTGCACTGAACGAAATGGCGGCTCATATATTCCTTGATGCGTCTCCACTGCCATTCTTCTCCGTCTGTGAAGTTCACGCCTTCGTAGTTGATAAGAACGTCCTCGATGGTACTCATCTTCTTTAGAGAGCTTGACAGCACCTCGATATATAATGGCTTGTCGAAGTAACGGCGGTTTACCTTCAGTACTCGCTTATTCTGCTCGAAGTCTTCGTTGAAGATATGGAGCAGAGGAACCATATAGAAGTCTGCAACCTGAGAGAATCCGCGTCCGTTCTTATTCTGGAACATATAACAGACTGGTATGCCCTGCTTGTTAAGACGAGGATAATACTTGCACTCACGAAACATCTGTGCGTACTCTCCCTCCTTGACATAACTGGGAACCTCGTCGCCGTCAAAGTCATCATCATAGAGATCATCCTTCAGGGCATTCGCCTTCATTACATTTTTGCGCTTGTTGACGAATGGCTTCCGGATCTCATCGAACTGGCCCTTGGATAGTCCTAATTTACTGCAGTAATGGTTCTTGTTGACAGTTATCACGGTTTCCTCCGCATAGCTGGTCAACTCGATACACCTTGTAATAATCGGAACCTTGTCGCCTAGGAATCCAGACAGCAGCTCTCCATGTATGCGGATATAGAAATCGATGAAGGATTCCACCTTATCCTCGTGCATGACTCTTATCTGAGAGATACCAGCCTTGTACATCTCCGCGAGCGTCGCCATATAGGTACTATCCTCTCCTGTAGTGGTATTGATACTGCATCCCTCTTCGGTGGTGACAAAATAACAGCAGATACGTCTGAGGTTCTCGATATCTGTCGAGGATGGCGTGCCGGCAACATACACGATAGGATTATCTCCGTATGACTCCATGAACGTATCTATCGATGAGGTCACTACTGCAGGCTCGTTGTTTCTCAGATTCTCCTTCAAACTATCAATACCAAAGATACCATGCTGCAGGTTTTCCTTCTTGACACTATCTACATTACGGCGGATATCTCTTACCTTATCCTCCAGGATGGTCATTTTCGTATCGAAGTCTCTGGCCATAGTCTTCATATACTCGAGACGGAGCCCTGCATCCTGTACGCAGGCTATGAGATTGGAGATTGTATTCATTGCTGCAGCAATGACAGCTTCATCCTTACACCCACGAGGAACCAGCATTCTTTTCATTGCCTTCGGGAAGGCCTCGATGGCTTCAGCCAGCTTCTTCTTTGTATCTTCCTTGCAGAGCTGGCCATAGCTGTCTGGGTCGTACCCTTTCGGCAATCGGATGCACTTGACACTTGCACCAGCCTTCAGCAGCAGCTCGCAGTTCTTGACAGCAGCCTTCATACCTGCATCATCAGCATCATATATCATGACCACAGACTGGGTGAAGCGCATGATAAGCCTTACCTGGTCGCCTGTAAATGCGGTTCCGGAGCCGCCGATGACATTCTCTACCCCATATTTATGGAGGGTAATGACGTCAAATTGCCCCTCGACAAGATAAGCAAATCCCTCTTTGGCGATTGCTCTCTTAGCCTGGTAGAGTCCGAAAATGTGCTGACCTTTTCTGAAAATAGGAGTCTCCCCAGTGTTGACATACTTGCCGGCATTATCATTCGGAGTGACGATTCTTCCGGAAAACGCAACAACTCTTCCTGATACATCGTAGAACGGAAACATGACGCGATCACGGAAGAAATCATAGCTTCTCCCATCTTGAGACTTGCCTAATACCCCAACGTCTGTGAGAACCTGGAGATTATATCCGTTCTCCGTAAGGTGCTTCATAGCTACATTGCCAACAGGTGCGTATCCAACACCATACTCCGCAAGCGTCTTGTCTGTATAGTCATAGCCACGACGCTTGAGGAAGCTTTCTGCCTGGGATAGGTTCCCCTGATAGAATTTGGCAGCTGCAGCAATAGCTATGCGGCGAGATTCCAGAAGTTTATATGCAGCGTTCTCTTCAGGAGTTGCCTCCTGCTCTGGGAATTCTACATCTGCAAGCTTGCAGGCCATTCGCAGAGCCTCAGGAAATGTGATCTGGTTGTACTTCTTCAGGAAGTCCAGGACATCTCCATGTTCTCCGCAGACAAAGCAATGATAGGTTTGCCTCGTCTTGCTCACCATCATGGAAGGATGGCTATCATTGTGGAACGGGCAAATGCCCTTGTAATTGATGCCAGCCTTCGTGAGGGTGATGTATGAACCGATCACGTCAACAATATCCAATTTACTCTTGACGTTCTCGATGAAGTTTGAGTTGATTTTCATATCATACATATTTATTGTTCGAAAAGATTAAGCTGAAGGGAATCGAATGCCTCCGAAATCGTAATATTGAAATATTCGGCAACAGCCTTGTATTCCTCCGGCTTGATTGACTTCCGCCCGAAGAACAGATCCCAATATCTCACCTGATTGATTCCGGTCTCCCGGAAGAAGAACTTGCTCGGATGGAAGTCTTCGAGATGACGGAAACGATATTCCAGCAGCTTCTTCAGCCGGTTTTCTTTTACTACTTGGTGCTTGTCGTCTAATCTGTGACGGAGCGCATAGAGACGCACAGCCATGACGGAACGGCCAAGATTGGCAGACAACTCCTCAAGGCTCATCTTACCATAGTTGTCAACCAGGTAAGTCACTTCTTTCTTGTTCCATTTTTTATTGCTCATTTTTGCAGATAGGTTTATTGGCGTATTCAACATATCTTTTCTGCGGCAGGCAGAATCTACCATTGATGCAGGCTCTGCCATCTACGCATTTCATGCATTCCAGAGGTGGCATCGCTATTTATTTTTGATGTGTTCGTGGTAATAAGCAGAGACTTGGGCCAGAGAACGCATCTGCAGTTTAGCCTTGATATTCTCTCGGTGGCGCTGCACTGTCTTTACAGAGATGTATAGTCTGTCTGCAATCTCTCGTGCTCTGAATCCCTTGGAGATAAGTTCGATGATCTGCAGCTCCCGATCTGTCAGCTTTGAATCCAGCTTCGGCTTGCAGATAGCACCTTCCTTTCTGCACTCACCGCGAAGAGGGCATTTAACCTCCTCGAAATGGAAGAATCCGTCTGCATCAATATCTGGAGTGTGAGCGTCATACTCTCCAAAGTTGCATCTGCAGAACCTGGAAACAATATTAAACTCGTAAACCTTGCGATTCATTTCACTTGCAGTATATAGCTCACAGAGAGCTTTGAAGGCCTGAGGATATCTGTTCTTGATAACATCAAGCATCTCCTCTATGATATCTCTACTCTCCGGCGTAAGCTCTTGCACCGGCTTCCCAATCGGCTTGTACATGACATCGCCTTCTGGGGTATTGTAAAACTCTATCGACTCCATACTATTGACAATTAGGAAAAAGTTCGCTCTCCTGCATACCAAGATATACAGAGACAAGACCTCTGCATAGAGCGTTCGGCTCGGACTTGCCCTGTATCCATCTATAGACGGAACTATTAGACACTTTGCATAAGCTAGCAATCTCCTCCACGGCCTTGGTTCGTGGATAGGGAAGACTTTTCATGTACTCACTAAAACCCATTTTATTAAATTTTTGTTTGAAATTAGCATTATGTGCGATATTTTTTGTATATTTGCACCGTGCGAAACATTCGCACGCTGCAAAAGTATAATATTTCGGTGATATAACCAAACATTTCACTGATTATTTTGTATTTTTCAGCATTTTGAGTGAATTTGTTTGAAATTAGATATAATTATGTGTACAGAAGAAACTACAGTAACAACAGAAACTATCGGTGATCGCATCAATGGCATCATCGAGAGAGAAGGTCACACCATTGCAACTTTTGCCAAGAAGATCGGTGTGCCTTGGACGACAATCAAGAATATCGTATCAGGAAGAAACGCTCCTGGTTACGATATTATGTTGAAAATCATCAATGCCGTCGATTGGGTCGATGCTAATTATCTCCTTTTGGGCGAAGAGCTCTCGAAGGGTAATCAAGCCAATCTGCTGAAGATCGTCGAGCGTCAGAACAAGACTATCGAGAGTCAACAGCAGACCATCGATAGACTTACGAAAAAGATGCTGGAGCAATAGCATTTTAACGAGTTTTTATGCACCGTTTTGCGCGAAAAAGCAGCGCTCTTATCAAACATTTGTTTTATACAGTCCACACAAACATTTGATTATCAGCGTTTTGTTTGGCGCGCAACTCGGTGCATTCTCGGTGTTTATTAAGCAAAAACGAAAAAATGCCCCGTTGATTATCAATCACTTACGTCAGCATGTTGCCCAAAATTAAAGCAGTAAATTTGTGCCAGAATAGCGAATAAACACATGATTTTGACCACTATATATGGCAAATCGGGCGATATGGTCGGTGAAAAGTCGGTGAATAAGATCGCTATCTAGGGAAGAGTGCCGTCTGCATAATGTTAGACGCACTAGACATATATTTATATTATTAACGTGGGCATTTCAAACAAATTGAAGAAATGACCAAAAAAAAATTGTCTCTTAACGAAACTAGCTTCAACATCCAAGAAGTCATTGGATGGAAGCCGCCTGTTTTGCATCAGGCTTCCGAATGCTACGTCTCTTTTTCTGCATTCGACCCAAACGTTGGCAAAATGAGGATGAAGAAGATTATGCTTGACCATATCAAAGGGAAACGTCAACAACGCATGTACGGGATGGAACTGATCAAGCGACTCACGCAGAAACTCCTTGAAGGCTGGAATCCATGGATAGAAGCATCGCAGCCGGAAGAATATGCCAAGTTCGAGGAAGTAAGTAAAAAGTACGAAACCTATCTAAACAGATTAGTTAAAGAAGGCGGACTAAAGCCTGGTAGCAGAGATAATTATCTCGGCAAAATATCGTTCCTATCAAAATGGATTAAAGAGAAAGATATTAAACTTATTTATATATATCAGTTCAATAAGAATATTATCAGCCAGTTTCTAGATTATATACTTGTCGAACGAAATAATTCATTAAGAACCAGGAACAACTATATCATCTGGCTGAAATCCTTTAGCAGTTATTTAATGGAACGTGGATACATAACCAACAACCCTACCCTAGGAATAGAAATATCCAGAAAGGTAGGGCCAAAACATCGAGAAGTAATACCTGACAAGACGCTGCTTCAGATTAAATCCTATCTTGAGAAGGAAAACAAGCATTATCTGCTTTCTTGCTACATGCTTCACTATCTTTTTATTCGTCCACACGAAATGGCTTTTCTGAAAATCGCGGATATTTCCGAGAAGAAGAAAACGGTTACTCTCCGTGGTACCTACACTAAAAATGGGCATGATGCGGTTATCACAATACCGAATCATGTGATGGATCTGATGAGGGACTTAAAGATTTTCTCTTATCCGAAGAACTTCTATCTTTTTAGCAAGAAGTTCGTTCCAGGGACAGCCCAGATTCCTATACCTCAATTTGCGAAATTCTGGAAACGGAATGTGAAGAAAGCTCTTGGTCTTAAAGTTTCGTATAAGTTCTATTCGCTTAAAGATACAGGAATTACGAATATGATTAAAGCAAAAACAGATTTGCTTTCCGTAAGAGATCAGGCAAGACATTCTTCCGTTGAGGTTACGAATATATATACTCCTCAAGAATGCTTAGAAGCTAACGCTGCACTTGTCGGATATGAAGGGGTGTTCTAAAATACGCAAAACTCCCTGTGCTATCATATCACGTAGCACAGGGAAAATAGCGTTAGAACGGCTTTCTTGCCAAATTCTAACGCTATTTCTATATCTACTTATCAGTGTTTATCCTATCACAACCTCAAGGCTCTCCATATCGGCGAACTTCAAGCCGCAATCTTTCGCTGCCTTGAACAACTCCTTCTCGTCAACTTCATCGATGGCTACCTCTACCTCGGCATTGGCAAGGTCTGAGAAATACTTCTCGGTCTTCTGCTTCTGATTGAAGAAGTACTGGTTAACCTCCGCAAACTTGGCTGAATCGTCCTTGGTGTATTCGTAGCCCTCATCGGCATGCTTCTGCTCCAACTGCTGGCACTCCTGGAGCTTGCGCTGCATCTCCTCGAACTTATCATCCTTCAGGCTCTCCTGCGCTTCCTCCACGTCCTTGTCGTAGGTGTCGGCAACTGAACGGAGTGCCTTCATATTCTTCCAAACTCGCATAGCGGCATCATCGCTCATAGATGATGTCTTCAATGCCTTCAATGTTCTGTATGCTGCGACAGCCTCGATTGTCTTAATCTTCTTCATAATTGTTTCTTTATTTTTATGTTTAAACTTAATTCATTTTCTCATTTAGCCTTGCATTTCCGAATTAGATAGCAAAAGTATCTGGTCAACAAATGTATTTGCTACGTAAAGCATGGCTTTATAACTTTTTCCTTCCAGTAAGGCATAGCTACCTATATCAACTGTGATAATCTCATTAGGCGCAATATCTTTGTTGGCTACAGCCCTATACTCGCCAAATTGGAAAGCAGTCGTTTGAGTACTTGTAGAGAACCTAATATCAATATAGATTCTTTTATATGTCGTAGAACCAACATTCTTCAATGTAACCTTTTGGGTTAATGCCTGATAACTTAACTTCAAGTCTCGCAAGTAAGCATTCTGAGTTGTTTCTATTATCACTTCGTTTGGTACTGCTGTAGGAATTGGATACCAACTTCCTGCTACAAAATTAGGTCTGTTACTGTTGTCATACTTAGCCGTGGAAAGAAAAGGAATGGCAACGTAAGTTCCTGTAGCTAAATTAGAACCATTTCCACCGATTTGCACCTGAAAATTACCATTGCTTACAGTGTTTGATTCTGTCCTAAAATAAACAGGTTTCCCACTTTTGAACAGAGCGAAGCCGAAATAACAATCTTTCGTTATACCAATATCTTCGAGGTTAACTCTATCATCCTCACCTACGGAAGGCTGACGGAATCCACAAGACCCCGACACACCTCCATTGGTTGTTGCCCTTGCTGTAGCAAGAAAACCAAAAATTGGACTAGTAGCTCTACTATTGTATCCCCTAAAATCACCCAAGCGATAAGGCTCTGCACTTCCTCCCGAAGGTCTCTCATACGAATATCCGTTATCGTGATTTTCGTCACCATCTATAAAATAAGCATTGTACAAAGACTCTAGAGTGTTATAGCTTGGAACAGAAATTCCATAGTTCCCGTCCCTAGCCTTATACCAATTATCGGGAAAAGGTGAAGGGTAACAGGTTGGTTTGTATTTTGCCCACATATTTATCTTGGCGGACTTGCACAATGTGGCAATATCATTACTCGGTTCTCCCAGCACCGACTTAACATCATCGATGGATATGGGGGGGTGATTTTTCCGTTATTTACACTCATATTTCTTTCTTTTTTATCGTTATACTTTTTTTATATCTACTACATATCGGGCATAATACCACTTAATGGGAAAAGATCCTTTACAACCCAAGTACCATTTGCTATCACGTATATCTTATACGATTTTCCACTTGTAAGATTTGTGAATCTGACAGTCTTGGTTTCACCTGCATTCATCGTTCCTACCGTATTCATATACTCTCCTACGACCATACTCTGTCCCTTGGACGGGTCGGTCTGATATACGCAATATACAGCAACATTTTTTACTGTAGTGGCGTTATTCTTCATCTTCAGCGTTACGATGATTCTACCAAGCTTCTGCTCTGCCGTAATCTGTGCGAAGTTTCCAGCCACGGCTTGTGACTGGCTGATGATGGAGAGCTGCTTGCCTCCTGCGAGGTTTGGGATGGCGTAACAAGTCATCTGATGAAGGGTGTGGTCACTGGAGTAGTTGAATGAGCAGAACATCGGAAAGGCAAGGTAATCGCCTACCTGAAGGGCGTTCTTGGGCAGCGGCACGGTGAATGTGCCCACGCTGGATGCGGTGGTGATGAACATGAGGGTGGACTTGCTCTTATCGGTGATGATGTAGCCGAAGTACTTATCCTTGAATGCGGCGAAATCGAAATAGCTTATCTGTAAGCCATCTACCGATACGATATTGTGTTCCGTGAGTATCTGATTGGTATCACTCTCACGGATGAACACGTTGGTGGATAGATAGTCCTTCACCTCGGGATTCGCATTGTGAAAATACCCTCTGAAATCACCCAAGCGGAATGGCGCAGACGCACCGCCAGTTGGCTTGTTATATAAGGTGGCATATCCATTATTAGCCTTTGAATATTCCGCTACAAGGTCTTTCCAGTTGCTCTTGCCGTTTTCTACCGTAATATTGATGCCGTAGTTGCCATCCTTCGCCTTATACCAGTCATCAGGAAAGGGTGATGGAAATATGGTAGGCTTGTACTTCGCCCAGACGTTAATTTTCGATGATGTGCATAGGTCTGCCAAGGTACTGCTGCGGGTCATTCCGAGACAATCCGCAACATCATCCACGCTCACTGGAGCAGTGATTTTGTTATTAGATAGAGACATACGCTTAATCTTTAAAACTTAAAACACTAGGCAAGGCAGCTCTATAAGAGCCACCCTGCGTTAATACTCACGATACTTACTCTACTGCCTCGCTAGCCATATTGGTAGCGATAGCGGAATCAACCTCCGCTATCAATGCTGACACCTCACTGAGCTTGCTCTGCGAAACACCGCTGATGTTGTAGGTCAGCTCGCTGCCGTTGGAGCTTGCGTTGGCATTGCCGAGATAGTTACCATTGGTATCTGCGTAGATACTCATGTTGATGCTGTCGATGTTGCCACCCGTCTTGTCAACATTGTAGGTGATTTCTACTCGATAGCCGCCATTGGTATAAGTGGCGGTTGTCTGTTCACTCTTCTTGTTAATCTTTAAATTTTCCATTTTCTAATCTAATTTAATAAATTAATATTCTTGTTATCTAATCTCTTCTTGTTATTGCCATCCTGCTTTCCACTCAATCGCTGAACCTCTGATTCGAGGAAGACCACACGAGCCTTCAACCTGCTGACCTCATCGCCCACCTGCTCGATAGCACCGAATGCCGTTGCAATCAGCTTCGGAGACCAGTAGTTAATCTTGTAGTAGCCCTTCTCATCAGTCTCCACGATGTCCTTTAAGTGAGGGTTGCACAAGACGTGCTGGGCAAT